AGTCTGCTTGGCTTTGCCAGCGGCGGTCTTCCAAAAGTCTTGGATTACTTTCAGGATCGCGGCGACAAGAAGCATGAGCTGGCTATTATGACGATGCAGCGCGAGCGTGAACTGGCGCTGGCGAAAGAAGGGTATGTCGCGCAGGCGCAAGTCGAAGAGATCAGGACAGATCAAATCCAGATGCAGACCCAAGCGCAAGAACGCATCGCCATGTGGAAGCACGACATGAAGATCGGTGAAGGGGCCAGCACTTGGGTTATTAACCTTCGCGCCTCTGTGCGCCCAATGGTCACCTATTTGTTTGTGGGCCTGCTGATCGTCGTGGACATTGCTGGTATTTGGTACGCCTACTCAACAGGCGTAGCGTTTGCTGACGCGATGGACATGGTCTTTAGTGATGATGAGATGGCTATCCTTGCGGCGATCATTAGTTTTTGGTTTGGCAGTCAGGCTTTCAACAAGAAATGAGCGACCTGATAAAGGCTTTTGAGGGGTGTCACAACACCCCGTATTTATGCCCAGCAAAGCTCTGGACGATTGGTTACGGTCACGTCCTGTACCCAGAACAAGCTAGACTCAAGGCCGACGAAAGGCCCGCGTATCCACTTAAACCAGAACACAATCGGGTATGGGATGCTGACGAAATTGATGCGTTACTTGCGGCGGATTTACGTAAATTTGAGGCTGGGGTACTTCGATTATGCCCTCCTGCTGCTGATAATGACTGCCATTTTGGAGCAGAAGTCAGTTTTAGTTTTAATGTGGGGCTAGGAAACTTGCAAGCCAGCACGCTACGGATGAAGTACAATCGCGGTGACTACGCTGGTGCAGCGGACGAGTTTCTCAAGTGGCGCAAGTCCAACGGGGTTGTCCTGGCCGGACTTGAGAGACGAAGGCAAGCGGAACGGTATTTATTCCTGTCGTAAAAAAAGCCCCATTGCTGAGGCTGCCTGTGACGTTTCGCGGGAAATGGGGATAAACCGCCGCAGCAGGCTAAGTGGCCTATGTCTTAATATCATCCCCGAAATTCTTTCTTTTCTCAATCTTTCTCCGAATGACTGACATTGGTTCTGCGTCAGTCGAAAAAGCGCATGGAGGCAATACTGTGATCTGCTTTCTTTTCAGAAACTCTGAAACCTTTTCGTCAATCCATTCCCTTGTGTATATAGTCTGTTTTTCTTTTTGATCTGAGTAAACCTTGTCGTCAATCGTCCCCATGATCGTCCTCATACTGTTGTTCTAAGACGTACAGCTTCGCTACTTCAAAAAGCCCGATCATCTGGATTACAGAAAGCTTCCCAGTATTTTCGTCTACCAGTTTTTTAATACCATCCATCGCTTCTGTTTCGCAGCGTAGCAGCACTGGGTGCGGCACTATATCTCCCATCACTCACCTCTGTAAAAAACGTGATTGTCTATCCTTGTTGTTCTTTGCAGCTCTGCCGCCCACCACGGCTTTACTCTAGTTGCGTGGTAGTGCGTAGCCCCACCAGTGGGGTCGGACATAAAGCCAGCAGCAGTCAGCATCGTAACAGCCAGGGCTTTGGTGTACGCCCAGTCATCGTATACGTCCTCTCTTTTACCGTCGCACATATACGAAAACTGGCACTGGTGACGGCGGTGTTCGTCTTGGTTTACAACACCGCACGCCGAGTCTGGATAGCGCCAACTGTTTACCCTGTTATGCACTACCTAGGCCACAGCAACTTGGCCTTCAAGCGGTTCTCCGCGAGCCTCGAAATAGATCGCTGAAGCTACGCAGAACAGGGCGGAGATCATGGTTTGTCCTCATTGAAAATAAAAGCTGCAATATGTCTTCCTGTGCCCTTCCCTGCCGTTCCATCCTCAGTCGCACACCACTTCACATCGCCCAGGTTTTCCACTTTCGCGCCCGCTGCGAGCATCATCAGTACCCACTTATCAATCGGGTAAACCATCACGACCTTTTTGCCTTGCGCTGCTTCTTCAATGCACTTCCGCGCCCATGCTGTCGGGCCTTTCTTTTTGCCCTCGTGCATGATTGATCCGAAGGGTGGATTGACGTAAGTGGATGATCCCCACGGGCTTGTCAGTCCGTCGAAGGCATCTGGCTTCGGAAACGGGCAGGCGTCCATGTTAAATGAAAACCTTGCGTCCAGAGAGGCCATAAGCGCGGGAGGCGTTAGCCAGTAGTGCTTGCCGTCTGCACCATTGCCCTTGTGAAATTTATTGTCCTCAGGAGCCATGCTTCGCACTGGTGTTTGTCCGAGCAGATTGTTGTTCATAGCTGCTTGTCCTCGATGATTGCGCGCAGCTTGTTCAACGTGTCGAAGTTTGTGCATTCCATCGCCATGTCGATTTCGATTGCGTGTAGCAGATCTATTGGCACAACCCTGTGCGTGTCGGGGAGGGCTATCAGCGGCGTTATTGTCCTGCCAAATCTCGCGTAGTCATCGCGTACCCGATCGCTGGCAGTAGCGTCAGCGTTTGCCCCATCGTTTGCGTCACACATCCACGCCACAGGCTTAATGCTCATTTGCTTTGCTCCTTTATGCCGTAATCTGATGAACGAAAGCCTTGATGAACGGCCATGCCCACGAAGCGATTATGTAAACAGCTATTGTAAATACAGCGCCGATAATTCCGCCTAGTATTAGCAGGCCACCTAGTTGCACATCTATGTATCCGGATTGCTTTCTCATTCTCCCTTCTCCTTTGTCGGCTCCACCGGCACAACCCTCTCTTTCAGCGTCAGCCCGACAAATTGTTCATGCCGCGTAGCGACATCATACTGGCGCAGCATCGTGACGTAGGCGCACAGGTCTTCGCGCCGAAACACCACAACCTCCTCGCGGTTTTCGCGTTGTTCATACTGGCCGAAGCACTTTGCTTCAAACCATTCTCTATCAGTAAACATCATCGCGGCTCCTTCTTGGCTGCGCGGAAAATAAAATCAAACAGGCCCGGAGACATTTTCAGCGTTACGGGCATATCGGGGTCAGCGCATTCGCACGCTTGCACTTTTTCAAACGTATTTTCCTGCGGCTTGTACGGGACAAGGCACTTTTTGCATCTTACTGCGGTAGTGTTCGGCATTATGTGTTCTCCTTCAACCCAATCCATATTTTCTTCTCTGGGATGTTCTCCTTTTTGATCTCTCCGCTCATCTCATCAACCCAAACTTTAGTTATTTCCAAGCTCACTTTGTGCCTCCCATGCGCCGACAACCTCGGCAATTTTTGTTCTTGAATTGACCCCGACCCTGAACCCACGCACATAGGCCTCATTGACTAATTTCTCAAAGTACCGACGATCCGTCTCCGCGTCTACGCTTTTCGATTCGTCCCACCACCAGCCAGCGGCAAGCACGATCTCTTTGACCTGCTTCCTGTCCAGCTTTGTTATGTCGATGAACATCATCGCGGCTCCTTGTTGTCTTGCAATGCCACTGGAACGTAATACTCTCTGTCATGCCGCACTCTGTTAATTGGGCCGACCACCTTGCCGTCCGCGTGTGAGTGCGTGAGCATATCTTCCAGCAGTGCTGATACAGTCGTCAGTTGATACCGCATTTGCATCACTTCGTTATAAAGCGCGTAGACTTTCTCATCTGTGTTGCGCTCGCTCCAGTATTTTTCTCTTTGTGATAAACCTAGTTTTTCGATACTCATTCTTCAACCCTCTCGTATGTTTGTTCAAAAATATCCGGCTTGCATGGATAGTGTTCACCCTTAATCCCAGTGATGATCCAGTCGCCGGGGATGACGCGCATCAATCCTTCAACGGTCGGCACAAATCCTTCTCTGGGGTCGTGCCACTCAACGGCGGGGTGGTCGCCGTGTTTAAACCACTGCGTTGCCTCAATGACCACGGGCTTCTTTCGATATTTCATTTGCTCGCCTCCTCTGGAATGGCCGTTACAACACACTGCTTATTGCGCGGCAGCGTTTTCTCGCACTCTGCTATGGCTGTCACCGCCAGTGATCTGTACGACCTAGGCATCAAATTCAGTAACATAAAGACGACTAGTGTAAGGATTACACCTAGACAGAACGCCAAATATATATCTCTATTGTTCATACCCACTCCCCATTGCGGTTCATATCTCAATCCTCAATTCCGGCAGCAGCTCTCGGCAGTCGTCTGCACATAGTTTGTGTTCAGCGTCCACAGCATCCTCAGCAGCAGCCCGCGTAGCAGCCCACGCAGCAGCCCACGCAGCCTCAGCAGCCTCAACATCAGCCCGCGCAGCAGCCAACGCAGCAGCCTGAGCTGCCCACGCAGCCCTCTCAGCCTTAGCAGCAGCCCTCTCAGCAACCCGCGCTGACTCAGTATCGGTGATGACCATCCCGCGCAGACCGTGCTGTATGCCAGCACGATCCAGCGCATCAGCGGCGTATCCCATCGCCCTAGTTGCTGCACGATAAGCGACTGGGGCCAGCACCTCAGGTGCGTAGCCGGCCTTGGAGTAAAACCAAAGTATCCACTCACCCCGTGGACATGCAGCTATCAGCTCCTGCACTGATAGATCAGGGTTCTGGTCGCACCACTGTGCTACCGATAAGCCTGTGGCGTGAGGGAAGGCGTTTTTGGTTTTTAGCCAATCGTTGAATTCTTGTCTGTTCATACCCACTCCCCCGCTTGAAGTATTTCCCGCAGCTTCTTTTCCTGTGCCCCCCGCGCAGCCTCAGCAGCATCCCGCGCAGCCCACGCATCCTCCGCAGCAGCCGCAGCAGCCGCAGCAGCCCCCGCAGCAGCCCCCGCAGCAGCCGCAGCAGCCCCCGCAGCAGCCCCCGCAGCAGCCCGCGCAGCAGCCAACGCAGCATCCCCCGCAGCATCCAACGCAGCCCACGCAGCAGCCCACGCAGCAGCCCACGCAGCAGCCAGCTCTTCGTCTGTCGCCTGCCCTTCTGAGTGACGCCAAGCAACCTCAATAACCGTTTTGCTGCGCTCGTCTGTCATTAGGTGCTCAACTTGTCGAGCACACCAGACGGCGTACTTGCGCCAAAGATTTGAGTGCTCTGGTCTCACTTTCAAGCACCACAGTGCGTGTCCAAGCCCGTTGCTGTCTATGATGTCTGACAGCGGAAACTGCTCGTTCCAGTCTTCGTTTGGTTTGAATTTAAGCAGAGTTTTCCAGCCGTTTTTGCACGGTCTGTGGTTTTGAATTTCGTTGAGGGATACTGTAATCATATTACCCCCTGATAAAATCCTGCTTTCGGGAGGTATCTGTGCTCTGCGCCGAGCATTTTTTCTACTCGTCTAATTTCGTTTGTAAGTTCTCTCGTTGTTTTGCCCAGATAGGACATTACTACGCCTCTGGGTAGGCAATACTTATTGCAGAACTGAAGCTGCCAGATCCAATTTCGTCGGCAGCCGATCAGGTAGTTGAGATTGTTCATTGTTGTTTCCCCTTTTTTGTTTAGACGACTCATTAAATATTATTGTTTTATTTCATGCAACATTATTTTTAAAAGGGGATATCGTCATCAAAGTCGTTTAGGGGCGGCTTGTTCTGCGGAGCAGGCTTCGGCTCTCCCTGCTTTGAGTCCAAAAGCTGCATCTCTGATGCAACTATCTCGGTCGAGTATTGCTTAACGCCGTCTTTGTCCCATGACCTGGTTTTTAGCTTGCCTGAGATGTAAATCTTGCTTCCTTTGGCGCAGTAGGCCGTCACTATGTCAGCGAGCTTTCCGAACACAACGATCCGCACCCACTCTGTCTGCTCGACGCGGCTACCGGCTTTGTCCTTGTAGTCATCACCCACAGCCAGGGTAAGGCTTACTACTGCTGTTCCGTTGGGCATCACTCTTGTTTCTGGGTCTTTGCCAAGTCGTCCGATAAACTGGCACAGATTAAGGTCTTTGCTCATATAATCCTCTCAAATTTGACTTGCGGTAATGTTGGTTTTTTCTGTCTTTTCGGTTCTGTATCTTCCTGCACAAAAGCCCAGAAATCCGACAAGAGATTGAAACACTCTTGCCAGTAGTCCTGATTCTTTTCTACTTCAAACGCCTCAAATCCCTCCGGCGTCCAGCACACAAAATGCGCTTTTTTCAGTCCTGCAATTTCCATCTGGCCTTGCACTTGGGGCATATAGTGATCGGGTATCTTCCCGTACAGATCCATGCTGGCCGGACACTTTGCTTCCAGAATCAGTGATTCTTGACCCTTGTAAACAATCCCATCTGGTGTGCAACCCAGCCAATCATGCTCATCGTGAATCAAGAATTGCTGTCTTTTCCCTGAGTACATAACCATGTCGCCTGTAGCGACCTCATACGCAGTGATGGCGTCTTTTTCGTGATCTGATCCCCACTGTGTATTGGCATTGCCTTGGAATCGTTCCTCGCGCCCTGTGAGCTGTCTCCAGAGTTTTTGTCTGGAGTCATAGCCTATCCCTATAGCCGAGGCAAAGAGGCTCGCAGTGAGCCTCCCGTTGCGTTCTGGTGAGAGCGTCATTCCAGACGCTCCTTAACCTCTGCAAACACCTCAGCGTGTGCCTCTCTTTGTTCTGGGGTGAGACCTTTCCAAATGTCTCTCAGATCGTCGATAGATTGGGAGGAATGAATTTTGAATGTGATGTTGGGATCAGTTGGCAGGACTTTCTTTTCCGGCTGGCTTGTCTGAATCTTGTGTTCTTCGGTATCAGCGTCTTTAGTATCATCAATCGCCAGCAGGCCGTTCAAGGCGTACTTTCTTGCGTAGCTAGACGCAGTGCCGGTGATCTGGCTGGCGTCCATTCCTTTTTTATCCTCAGGCTCTCTTGCGAACGCAGTAGAGCTGGCAATCACAAAACCGTCTTTAATAATGGACGCTGTTGCCTTTATGTATATTCTATCCCCGACCATAACGACATCATCGGTCATTGACAGGTGGCATTCGTACTTCGCGAGAACAGGCTTTGCCGCCTCTACTATGTCTTCGCATGATCTGTACTTATACTTTCCGAAGCTGTTGTAATTTCCTTTCGGTGCTTTCAGTTCTGATTGAATCAGGTGCATTGTCATTATCTAGTCCTCATTTTTTTAAGATCGTATTCCCGCACCCATGCGCGGTATTTTTGTATTACATGGCCTTTGCTGTAACCAAAGAACACAAGACCTTCGGTCTCCAGCTTGAACCATTGACTACTAATCTCCCTGATAGTCATCTCGCATCCTTTTTATATAAATCTCAACTTGCTGATACACAGCATCAATGGCCTCCTCACTTAGCCAGTGACTTACATCCTCGCCATGAGGATCGTTTGGCGCATAAATGC